CAAGTTCTCAGCATCAAACACCGTAGTGTTACTAGCATCCATCCAAGTTTTAATTGAGGAACCCAACATATTGGTTCGTGATTTTAAAAACAGTTGTTGAATAGTGGTCACATCTCCGTAGTCAACACTGCTATTGTAGTAATACTTGTGGGTTTCCCATTCTAGATCATCAATGACAAACAATTCAGTTAAGTCATCCACCTTTTGCACGTCCTTAGTAATCCATAAGTTTGACGAGGTGTGTTGTTGCAATCCTATTTGCTTCCTTAAAAAATCGTTGGTGACGTTACAAGTCCCAGAAACTTCGATGCCTAAAGCGATCTGAGAGTTTAACACTATCACTCTAGGTGTACGTTTATACTTCAGCATAGCCACTTCGCTACTACTTAGTTCTCTTACCAAGGTGGAAATTCTCTTAGCCGTCAAAATACACTCTCTTTCAGCTTCGAAATGGTGCTTCCTGTTAAAAGTTGAATGTATGTATAAGTGTTGAGTGTTGTGTGAACCCACATGCGTTAACAACAAGTTCAATGACGCAGCTTTTAATTTTGTTGCTGCGTTCAGAGCACAGCTCACCGTGCCTACCAGAGGCACTATATCTTTCAACTCTTTGATTGTTTTGAGATTGCCCATCTTCAACAAAAACACTACGTTTTCAATCTTGTCATTACCGTGGTACAGCACGGTTGATTGCGCGCCCTTTGTGCTAAATGAAATTGCATTGAACCAACCTTGGCTACCGTAGCACCTATACAGACAACCACTCTGTATGTTGTGTGTTTCTAATACAATAATACCCGCGCCGGAAACTGGGTGAACAACACGACCGTTGGAGTAAGTTCTCAACAAAACTTTCCATAAGCTAGCTAACGGTTTGCGTTTGACGATGTTGATGGACTGCAAGGCTTCCGGATCAACTAAAGGTTTGAAACCTTCAATTGGGGCGTGTAGGCTACTGTGTAATGACATAGTAAAATGGTATGAGTTTATAATTGATGATGATTCTAACACTGATGACCACGATTGGCTTGCAGCTGGTGGTATAATAGTTTTTTCCGTGACCTTTGCAAAACTAGCGTGCGTGAGTTGCGGGTTAATTAGCAGACACCTCTCATTTACCACTCGGTGCACAGCTAAACAGTATAAAGTTGATGTCTGACCATCAATCACACTCACGTTGACCTGTGCAGCTAAGATGAGAAGGATTATGTCTTCTAAGCTTTCAATTGGCCGCTGGTCGATGAATTCGTTGTACAACTTTTCAACTCTTTTGTATTGTGCTGAATCGTCACCAAGACAAAAAGACAACGCTACTAAAACACAATTGCTACTCACTACGATAGCGCGCAGCAATTCATATTTGACGTTGTACTTTGTTATGGTAGTGCTCAATTGTTCTAAATTTTTCTCAACGTGGTTTGAGTAGAACCCTTGGTCAACACGAGTTAATGTCACGTTAGGCACTTCAGCTCCAATAATGGCCGCAACGTTCTTGCGGAAAACATTTATTTCTTTAGTGTAATTTATTGTGCTAGAGGGGACTATGGCTTTCGCTTTTGATAACCATTCAGCGTTTTCAAATTGGTCGTATGCTTGAGGAATAATGTTTATTTTAACACAATTAGAATAAAATGTTTGTATAGTACCAGCGCCCCCGTGACACGTGACCTCTGATAATATGTGAGTTATGGCATTGTAATTTACCTTGTTTACCACTATGAACTCATCGTTGAACAATTCGTGGGTTCCGTCATACAATACATTTTGTTTCTTCAGAACAAGTCTTGAGTCGGAGTAACCACGAACTAGGATTATTGGCTCTGTTGACTTAGACACTAACCGTTTGATAGCCCTTGTGACACTCTCACCTGTCATAGAACCAAAAGTTATCAAGTGGTATTTGTGGTTCTTGGCTATGCTTAATTGCAACACCCTATTAGTTGTGGTATCGATGTCCAAACACTTTTTTGACAATGGTAATCCGACATTTTCATAGGAGCTTTGCAGCTCAGACCAAATACTTTGCACGATCTTAATTTCTTTAGGTTTGTGAGTTAAAGTTTTAACTAAAGTCGTGATAGAGTTAAATAAGTTAGTCATGTTAGTGCGTAGCAATGGATACACAGTCACATGTTTGATTCGAGAACGTAACAAATATGCTTCTCTAGCAAAATGCGGGGCGAACACATAATCAAACGTGCCCTTCACATTTTTAATCATTTCGTTGACCACACTTACGAGTTTTACTTCTCCAGAGTAGCCACTCACCAATGGTTTGTAAGATCGCACATAATCAATTTTGGCAACATTTAAGTCGACTTCTATATCAGCTGGTTTGAAAATTGTTACAGTTGAAATTTCACTCAACACCTCAGCAAAACCCATCATTGGTACTCTATCACCCTCACTGCCTGCAATGATCACCGCCACATACATTCTCATTCTTCCAGGTAAGTTAAATGGGGTCGTCTTAGTCAACAATTTTAACATGTTTGATCCATTTGCTTCTAGTAACATTTTATACTTTAATATCCATCTTTCCTCTTCAGCAGTGTCCGTAAAAACCAAATTGTTGCACCTTGCACTCCCAGCAGTTTCTACTCCTGGGAACCATGGGTACGCTAAATTCGCGTACACACTTTGCTTGTATACATTAGCAGTATAAGACATGCTGAGCCACCATTTTTTCGGTAACATGATTTTAGTTCCGTAAAACTCCACGCCAATATCTTGTGTTGGCAACAGTTGGCTGGAATCATACGTGCCCACTGGCAAACCTAGTTGTTCACTCAGATCTTGATTCTGCACTTGTATTTTATTATCTTTAACCTGAAACACTGCAACATCTAAACAAGTGTGACTCATTATTTTGTTACGTTTTTGGTGATGAGGATGCACCGTGGGGCACTTCCTCATGTCAACGTTGCCATACAAGCCGTATTTCAAGAATGCACATATTTTGTTCTCACCTCGGTGCATCCTAGCACATTTCAAAGCTTTCGACAGATTGCGGAAGAGCGCATCTGTTATGTCCGATTCACTATACACCACAACGTCTATGTCACCGTCAACCCAATGCGAAAATCCAGTTGAGTTGAAGTATACCATTCGTCCGTAGTAAAATGCTGCTAACAGTGTCCCCCTGCACAAAGTGAATTTCGCATCCGGGAAACCTTGCATAACAGACAAGAATGTTTTGAACATGTCCCTTAATGAACTGTTAATTTTGACATATTGTGACCTGCTAATTTTTGGACAAGTTGAACAGTTGGGGTTGTGAGGAGGCGTTATCATTTTGCTAGCTACAACACCCACCCACCATTTTTGAATGACAACCGCGCTCTTTATTCGATTAATGTTGAGCGTTGTTCCAACAGTGGTGGTTTCACTTGTATTCAGTTGTGTTCCATCAGCATTCGTTGTGATGCCGACATCGCGTGTTATAGCTGTCATGGTGTTTTGCTCAGTGGGTGCGTTCTCCACATCACCAGCGACAAAGCGCACTCCCTTTAGATCCTTAACATCCTCACTATCAGAGTTTTCTTCATCACTGTCATCCTTTCTCTCTTGGAACCCTCCACCATTGAACGCATCATCGTTGCCATCAATCTTTCCATCTCCGTTACCACCTTCTTTGAAAGTGTCAACGTCATTGGTAGTTTCTTCACTTTCACCCGTATCTTGTGAATCGTTCGATTTTTTGCAGTAGAACACCTCAGGTCTAACCTCTGTAACGTGTAAATCAGCCATCATGTGAGATAAACTGTGAAGGATATTACCTTCTTGCTCTGATAAGAACCGTTCCAAATATTCAGAGACTAGTTCCACCACGTCATTCTCCATCAACCAATTAAAACCGTGCGTTAATAATTTCTTCCCAATCAAATTTTTGAGCATGTCCACAGCGTTTGTGTCATTATTTTCAGACGTCATCGACATGACGGATTTGTAAAATTGTCTATGTCTGTTGGACACATTCAAGGCTACAATGCAGTATAGAGTTAAGTCATCATGATTGATATTATACCTATTGTACTTGCCTTTCCTTGTGTAAATAACAGTGGACGCGATCGATCTACAATATGCTATCATGTCGCTGAGTTTGGTTTCCTCCATCAATGACCTTGACAATAATTTCTTAAATAAGTCATTCGGGATATCTATAGTTTGGTTTTTCCTTCCTTTCAAGTTAAATCGTCTGGTTCCCTCCGCGACAAAGTTAGAAAATCTACACACTAAATCTCTGCTGGATACTAGTTTGCACAGCGTCATGGGTCCTATGGACATTATCTCGACACATTCTTTAGAATGATACCAGTCGTCAATAGTCCTGCCATTGTCTCCAATCAAAACTAATTTACCATTGTAACTTTGTGTTGCACCAGAGCAATGACGCATCTTCACAAAATATATGTGTTCGTATTGGCCATAAGCTTTTGGTGGACTATAACCTAGCCCTATGAACAACGTGTTGAATAATCTACCATCCCGCAAAAAACCACCGGTAGCTTCAAGTGTTGCCAAATCATTCTTTACCTTACTTAGATGCGTGCCAGATATAGTTGGTAACAATCTTTCCAGAGAATCTTTGTATTTTAGCGTGGCAGTTTCGAGATATCTTCTTTGTATAATTGGCAAATCAGAACTAAGCGCTCTGAATTGTAACTCATTGTGTAGTAGAATCGTGCCCGCGTCAACGCCAATAACGTCTATTTTACTAAACCGCAACACTTTGGAAAAGTATAGCAAGCTTATTCCATTCATTATGGGAGCTATAGTATCATCATGAGACACATTATTGACTGGATTAACGTTATACTCGTAAATCATTGGTGACAAAACAGACTGCCAGTTTTCCCACACCGACTTATTAACATTTAACACTTTCTTCTCCGTCTGTTCAGACATCAGTTTCTTGTACAATATGTCATCCATTCTCTTGAGGTTACTAGCGTTTACAATCTCATTCTCGAGGCCATTTATGCCCTTCATTAATTGCATGACAGAATTCAAGGATGTCACGATCACTTTGTTAGGGTACATTAGTACGTAATCACCCTCACAATATAGAAGTTTAGAAACTCGTTGATGTGTTATAATTTCTTGGCTTTGTTGAACCTCCGCTGTGAATTTGGCATAAAAGTCAGCATTTGCGTTTCTGTAAAAATAACCAGCATCCATTGGTTTCCCGCAAGTGGTCTTCAATTTCGATTTAACCACAACCTTAATACGTTCTAATATCCTGCGTGACAATGGCACTAATATCTCAGCTGGGAACAATGTCGAACACGGATCTTCAAGAATGCTGAACAATTTTTTAATGGAGTTGTTGCTACCGACGAACGCCCTCACCTGGGATGACATTATTGTCACCAAATCCTCGGTGTTGACTGTGTGAGCACCGCTAATAATGACCGTTTCTTCCGTCATCAAATTAGTAAATTTGTACCCACAGAACAAACTGCATCCATCAAAAATGGAAACATTGAAAGGTTCACCATTTACTATTAATTTTAGATTAGTGTTAGCTCTTTGGTTTAATAGACAAGCGTCAGCTAGTACCACTAACCTCACCCACACCAGCCTAGTCAATTTGTAAGTTAAGCAAATTTGTTTTTTATTAAAGTTGGATAGTGTGGATGAAATAGTGTCTTCTAAAGAAGACACTCCTGTGGACTTTTCGCCTTCAGATGTCACGCTAACTTCAGTTGGCAACACATCTTCATCAGTGAATTGCAAACATTCCAACGCGTCGTGGAACACATCTTCATCACTGTTAGCGTCAACTATAGTGATTGTGCCAGAATCAGTGGTCACTACCAAATCCCGTGTAGAATTTGGGGGATTAGTTGTACTAAGAGAAGTTGATTGGGAAGATAGTGATGAATCACTGCTCACTGCTTTAACAATTTTGTTTATTCTCATTAAATGATCTTTTACGACGCTAGAACCTATTGTCAAAAGACCTTTGGTTCTTTGATCATTACCCCAACAACCAGTGTGGTCGACCGAAAAATTGATGTTTATTCCTTTCACTGAGACTTTAGCTGTTAATCTATCATTTTCAAATTCAATTCGGTCAACTTTGGTAAATCGCTCATTGAAATAGTTCGTTACTATCTCTTTCTCTATCATGGACAAACTCCTATTTAAGCACATTCCTTGGACATTTATTAAGTTGTCATTGTTACCAAAACCTTGCGTGCAATTGTGAATCAGGTCTTGCACTTTTGTGACGGACTCAAAATTTGTGATGACTGTTAATTGTTTCCTGCACCTGGACAGAGCTGTATTCACATATTTCCGGTTTAGTAAAATACCAGTTGGTGCAGGCGCTGATGAAGTGGACCAATACACCACCATTACGTTGTCAGCTTCCACCCCTTGATCAGCGTGCACTCTAACAACTCTGATTGTAGAAGTTAACTTTGACAGTGCGTAGTAAACTTCCTTGTGAAAGCACACAATTAAATCAACTGACGTTGTCAAAGCTAACTTTATCACCTCCGACAGCTCATGAGCGTGCGCTAAATTGTAATTAGTTTGCCATGAAACATGTTCACCAACCGTAGCAAGTGGGTAGTTTAACCTCATAATATCACTCAAGAACGGTTCTCCATACCTCTGCGAAACAGATAGTGACTTCATGTTACTTGTTACACGTAACTGCACACTTTGGTCAATTGTATTTCCCGGAGTTTCACTAAAATCAGTGGTGGTAATTTGATCAGGATCGCCGTACAAATGCCATATCATATTGTGAGTGTTGCACATAGCTACAAATTCTGACATGTCACAAGCAGCAGCCTCGTCGAGAACCACCTCATTAGCTTGCGTTCTTCTAATAATGTAGTTTTCTGCAGTGTAAGTAGACCTAAACCCAGCTTCCGCCATTGCATCTTTAGCTCTACTAAATTTACACACATATACTATATCACCAATGTTTTTGTGCTGCTTGGTCAAATAGGTTTTCCCACAACCTGGGATTCCCGTTATATTAGTTTTAATTTGACACGTTAGGTACTTTTCGTAATTTTGCATAGCATAAATTAGTGTCATCAACCTGCGCAACATCGAAGAGTACGACACCACATACACAATCATGTGCGATAGTCTATCCGCGTACGGATTGCTGACATAGCAAGCACCATGCATTTTGTTTACCAATTGCACTGATTTTTCCCCATCGATAGACACCATGGTTATCATTTCCATAGATTTGTACACACCCAAGCTATTTTGCAGTAGTAGAACTGGGGGTTTTTCATCTGGCTCGTAGTGCATTTTTATGTTAGCAGTCATGTTCCTAACAGAATCCTTAAATAGCGCTATGTATCGCAATTGAGACTTGAGTTGTTCTTCGAACACTTCTAACAAAGGTGTGTTAACATCATACGTGGCGGATGTCGCTAAAATTTCAACGCTTACTTCAGTCATGTTAAATGCGTCAATAGCTAGTTGTTCAACGCTAGTTGGTATTTGTATGTTAAATTTCCCTTCAATTGGTTTGTGTTGATTGCTGTTGCTCAAGAAAACTGCACCGTCAACGTCAGTCACTTTGACATCACGCAGACTGTGAGCACCCATAGTGGCAGTAGCTCGTATCCTGTCAACAATGTTGTTGGTTTTAGCTAATACCACGTCAGGGGGGTCGTAAAAAGTGTCGAACGTCAAAAGATCCGACACTTCATACATGGACCAATCAGCATTATACCACACACCTCTCGGCATCTCTTGCAAGGTTATTTTGTGCGGTACAAACCAGTGTCCCAGCGATCTTTTATTGTTAGTAATACTACTAGAGTGTGCTATTAACAGATATTTTTGTTCCACACTTCCGTTTCTTATCAATGTGGCCGTTTTTGTAGTAGTTTGCACAAGTAAGTTGAGACCAAAACTCTCTGCGATTTCTATAGCATCCACTACTGTGTGACTAGACTTGTACCCTATTACACTTTGGATACTATTGATGTTGAGGTTCGTTTGAGCACATATCGCGTGTAGTAGACAAGATGTTTCGACGTCTATTGGAAGGTTTATATCAATGGGCTCTAATGGTTCAACAGCTAGTGAAATAGATCCCAACATTGGTGCATACATACAATAAAAATTACCAGTATTGGAAACATGGAAGAAACCACTTGTTTCCAGGTTAGTGACGTTGCGCAGAGTAAGATGTTCTTCTTCTATTTTGATTTTGTTAACTTTGGTACCTGAGGAAAACCTATTGGTCGTTTTTGCTACGCCTGGTTTAATCCGAGTGGTTAGATTACGCGCGACTTTATTCTTGTCGGGCGCATTTGGTTGTGCGGACACTGATTTCTTCACAGTTGTGATACCTTTCGTATCTTTTATTACTTGACAATAGTTTACGTCAAAACAGCAATCACAATTATCTTTGCACAATTTTCTTTTGCAACAACCACATATCGATGTGTGTTGACAATAACCTTTAGATAAATATGTCGAACATGAGTGAACGTGCAGGTTAAGACAAGGGTGATTGCACGCATGCGTGCTTTCTTTCAATGACACGGGTGTGCAGCAAGAGCAATACCCTCCTTCGCCGTCGAAATTACTGCCACAACAAGCACACTGCTTGCTGCCTTTGTGTACGCATGTTGAAGCATGATGCAAGCACACTTTTTTGTTCGCTGTTGAGTTTGACACTACCCCCACTCCTTCAATTATTATATAAGGTTGTATGTCCTGGAACTTAGCCGTCGTTTGCTCCAATAAAACTGCAGAATCTCTCATAAACATGGTTTTAAAGTTAGTGGTCATGAAATCATTGATAGCGGAAAATGTGTCCGGAGACACCAACTGACATAATCGCACAGCTTTTGTCAATAGAACTTCATAAATGCTAGTCGTGACACCAGCAGAATTATAGTTGAGGTAATTAAACGTAGCCCAAGCTCTTGCGCTTTTGGCGTCCGATAGAAGTATTAGCGCGTACATTAGTTCCGGTATTCCATTTTTGATTTCTATGTTTGATAAATCTACTAGCTGACCTCCAACTGCGTACCGTGTTGATGTTAAACCTGATATATAAGTGAGTAGACTGTCAATACTCTTCTCACCTGACATACCATTTATAATTATTCTGTACACTAGCTCAGTGTCTATGTATTGATACTCCCACTTGGTTCCGATAATGCCAAAGGTTTGAAACACGGAGTTTAAGTGCACTGTTGGCAATAATACCTTTATTTTCGATCTACCAGCCAAGACTCTCATATTTCGCTTTTTCTTCTTGCCTATAGTAGTTATTACAAAAGTAGTAGTAGCTTTAACAGTTAGCAACTCATAAATTCCGTCATCAAGTTGAATAACAGAATTTTTGCTCAACACATCTGAGAGTGCCACATTCCATTTAGTAGGCACGTCACTTCCGGTCACTGGTAACAAGTAACAACCTTCAGATATTGGCAAATCGTCTATAGCGTTAGAATTTAGGTGCAAAATGTACATACCGGAGCGCAGTTCAACGGCACTAGATTCGTGAGCTGAATGCAATACAATGGGATCCATGGGCATATCCTTTAAGTCGAAGACCATGTTAGCTTGAGTGAACCAATAAGAATTGGTTGTAGCATGCATGAAATCGTACACTCCATGGTACACATTTATACTGGATGGCTGTACCACTACGTCACTAGTGACCAGTTGACTGAACTCTGTCATGATGAACATTTCTTCAATTTCATGATTGAACAAAGAGATGTTTGCAATGCGCTGCCTACTTAATAACTGCACAGTAGTGCGACCGTTTAATACCTGATCCATGACGTCATAATTATTGTTGTACCACATGTTGTTATAATTAGCGTCCATCTTAGCCAACCGCTTGGTTATTGATGTGTTTATGAAATCTCGGTACAATTGGTTTGACATACTTAAGTCTGGTGGGGGTGGAGTGTCCAAGTTCAAACATAGTTCGAATTCTTCCAACAGCATTTTGTTTATTCCGTAATCATTGTATGGGATGGTCTCCACGATTGGATCACAACTGTATTCTCTCTCCGCTTCAGCTAAGTGCCAACCACAGTTATAGCAATGCGCGCTGCCAGTGTCGTAACACCACTCCAACGTACCTTTTAAACCTTCTGGCACATCCATTGATTTGAAATCATACTCACCCAATATTGATTTGTTTTCCATTCCTTCAATTAAGTGACAAACATTTTGTTTGGTTAATGGTTTGGTTTGTATGTAGCGGCCGTGATCTTCGTCATACCTAACATAACCCATCAGCAATGGCCATGGTAACGCTCTTATAGCACGACACTTTGAACAAGTGATTTGCACTCCATGGTGAATATCCATATATCCATTAACTACTCTACCGTACAATCCCGACTGTGCTCTTTGAACATTCTTGGCCAAATAACTGCACAAATCACCTTTTCCACCGGGCCTGGACAACCTTATCTCTCTGACCAATTGCTTCCTAAAAGTGGTAATAGGGGTTTCTATTGTTTTCTTTTCTTTGTGCGAGTTGAATTGCCATTGTCCACCAATCTTCCTAAATGGTTCCCACAATACTGAGTCAGTCTGAAAGGGGTGATCCATTATTTTTTGCTCGCAAATTCCATGAGCAACTTCTATCACTCCAGTCAAGTTCATTTTTTTCCCGGTGTATTCGCCTTCAGTACTAAAGTACATTTGATCTACGTACATTTCTTCTTTGTATTTTAAATGTTTAAGTTTTAACTCAGGAATGTTTCCATGAACGCACAACTGTGTCATTTTAATTTTTGAAGCATCCAACTTGCATAGTCGTGAGTTCCTGCAGTTGCTTCTATATATGCGATAATTGATTTTAGTATCGCGAATTAGTTTTCTCTGCCCCCCACCGGGAGGGGGCTGTGTTGTGGTGGTGTCTTCGACACTCTCACTATCACTCAACATTTTCGTCGTGTGTTTGAGAAAACTAATTGTTGTGTTTTATGAGAATTCTTGATTGAAGTTCATAATTTTGGACAGTGGTATGTTTGTTTTGTTATCGGCTGCTACCCACATTGGAGCCGTGGACTTTAATGTTGTTGATTCTGACATCATGTGTAGTAGTGTTCCTATGTCCCGCATGACCACTTCTTCCGGTTCATCATGGTACAAAGCGTTCGCTTTTATAGCTAAATTCACATCGTACCAATCATTTGAACTCATGTTGTTGTCGCTTATGACTTTTGCTGCGGTACTTATGTTCCCCAGCATCAAATAGTAACTTAAATTTCGCATAGCTATTTTTTCCTGTCTCTCAGCTTCCGCGAAAGAGTAGTTGCAGACACTATATCTATGCCTTAAACGTTTAAAGTTGGGGCAGAAAGTGATAGTACCTCCCAAAGTGTGGCCCAACATAGAGAGATACTCACCCACGAACTCTCGTTGAGAAACCTTACTTACAATGTTGTAAATAGTTTTCGTCTCTGTTCCGTGCATAGAAACGTTTAAATGTCCATCACAAAACATGATGTTGTCATCACCCAGCACGTACATCAATCTTATTTTATCCTTATTTCTTGCATAAAACCTGTTGTGAACAATCAAATTGGTTATGGCATTTCCTAGCGCAGTGGTGGGTTGTCCGGTTAACCTCATTGCATCCCATATGCCTGAAGCTCCAGCCGATTTCCACGACCATTTTTTGTGCATCCATGAGTAGAGTTCTAGAGTACCCGGTTCCAGGCCTAGATCATAATATAACAACATTTCAGTATCTATCGTTAAGTGTGACGTTTGCGCGTCTTGTTTGGACAAGTCATCTTCAATGACATATTTGGAGAAGCCGTAAGTTCTAGCGTGCCCACTTAGTTGGTTGGGTGACATTCCATCAGTGTAACACACTTTTTCGTGAAAACAATCTTTCAAACGTTTCTTAATTTCTGTGAAGATCGGGCAAAACAATGCTGATATGCAGTAAGCACTCGCCAGTATGGATCTTGTCATCACTTCAGTCATCCATCTGGACACTTTGTTTAGTCTAGTAGTTTGTTCTGTTTTGCCATGTGCTCTGATTCCGTTGATAGGATTAGTTTCAAATCCATCCTGGAACAATTTCTTCAATGACTCTAGCACTCTCGACGGATAATTGTGGTCTTTGCACCATTTGTAACTTAACACCTCGTTAAGGGTAATCTGTTTAGATTTGTATCGCTTGAACATCGTCGCAAAGTCTAATTTGAAGTAGTTCGCTTTGAACAAGTCATATTCTAAAGCAGGGTTAGATGGGTTTTTGTTGACCGAATCGTAATATTGCACTGCTCCTTGCCTTTCTGAAATGCTATTGAATGTCGAGAACGCCCCAATAGTCATAGATGGTCTAGCTATTGTAGGGTAGTTTTCCATCCTCAGTTTCGTGCTAACTTTAACTTTTGTTGGCTCTAGTCGAGACTTAATTTTAAAACTAGAATTGGTCGGCAAGTGGATGATCGGTTCCATTAATGTTCCAAAAGTTTGCCAATAGTCTTGAGACTTCATGTCGGGCACGTCATCTATTTTTATTAACTCCACAGTGACACTACCAGAATCACTTTGCTTGACTTCTATGATTCTTGCTTCGCCCTGCAATTCAGGGCAGTTTAAACTCCTCATTTTTAGAGCTTCTCCAGTAAAAGGAACCAGAGATGAGATGTTCATCATGTCTGATGAAGTGCGTTCATCACTTACAGAGTTAAGTTGCATACTAAATTTGTTTTCGAATTTCTTATCCAGTTTTGATTGCACATCGTTCCAAGACTGCAACTCATCAATCTGTTGCACCTCTCCTACTTCCACGATGCCATAACCAGGTGTGATCAATTCGTAGACGAGAGCTTTGTCAGCCACGTAGACGAAAGGGTAGTCACAAAAAATTTCATGCGCTTTCACTGTCCTCCAAAATTTTAGTGGTTTCACCATGCTGGTTAGTCTAACATGCAAGTTCTCAGCATCAAACACCGTAGTGTTACTAGCATCCATCCAAGTTTTAATTGAGGAACCCAACATATTGGTTCGTGATTTTAAAAACAGTTGTTGAATAGTGGTCACATCTCCGTAGTC